TTGTTCTATTGAGAAGCCTTCTACTGCTTGTTTATACCTTCCTTCGTATAATTGCAAGAGATCATTTGGCCCCTTTAAAAAACTAAAAGCCTCAACCAGGCATGCATACAAAAGTCCATTGGGAAATTGCAGACTTAAATATGTAGTAGGAACTGTACTCGATAATCCATCAGGTTTCAAGATATAATTTAATTGAATTGTATAGGTCTGATCTGGAGTAGGAGCCACAACCACTGTATCTTCATCCCAGTTACTATAGTATTTAGGCACCCCTTGAGAATTTAAATTATTAAACTCAGACATAAAACTTGTGTCTCTATATTGTAAAAAATCCCTATTGTCAGGATTAGCTGTCCCATCAGAATCTACGATTTGAGCAGATCTAATAACTAATAAATTTTGAGGTGTATCTATAAATCTTGTCCCTGCAATCAATTGAGCAGTTACATACCTTCTGTTATTATCAGAATCTACATCTCTTAAAATTCTAAATTCTGCATTTTCAATAAATCCATTTACAATCGTATCAGTTAAAACTGTGCTTGTAACTTCTGTGTAATCTCTAATTTTTTGTACTAACTCTGTATACGTCATGTTATACTTACCGTAACCTCTCCTACATTTATCTGTGCTTCTCTTCTTCCATTTATAACAGATGGATTCTCAGGTACCATACTATTATTACTAAAATCTTGAAAAGCAAAATCTCCAGGTAAAGTTAAATTAGCTACCATGTTTCCACCGCCAATTTGATCAGATGGAAAACGTTGAGGTCTTGCTTGTTCTAAACCTTGTGGGTCAGCTACAAAAGGTTTTGGTTCTAATTGTGGTTGCTTTGGTTCGTACTCTGATATATGCACAAACGCACCATTCCATTCAGTAACCATTTCTCTCCACGGAAATGCTTGACCACTTCTATCTGATATTGCTAATGCATATTTACCTTTTGCAAACTTTGCCATTATATCTCCGGATAATAAGTTTTAGGTGAAATATAAACGCTTGCTGCTGATCCATCTTCTTGCAGTGCTCTTTGTAATTCATCCTCATAAATTAATTTCATCTCTTGAACTCTTTGTGGTGCTTTTTTCATAGCCATATAATAAGCTAAACCTGCACACATACATGGTACAAATCTATTAACTACATCTGCTTCGTTAGTATACTTACCTGCATCTTGAATTCTTTTTACATAATAAAAATAAATAAAATTACCTGCTTGTGTATCTCCAGGTGTTAGATACAAAGTGATTGTAACTTTATCTATAAATCTTTGTACAAAGTATTGTGATGGTTGCCCTGTAGAACTTTTGTTTGAGAAAGCTTGATATTGTGATCTGTTAATTTTTGAAAGTGGTGTGTCTACATCACTTGTGTTTCTGAAACTTGCTTCGAGAATATCAGAAACCATATCAACAAAATTTGTAACTGCATCTCCAGACGAATGTCCTGCAGCTGTTGTATCATCTGCTCCTCGACCAGAGGCCTCACAAATTATATTATTTCCAGAAATAGAAGTATAAATAATTACTTCAGAATTAATTCTAATCTTACCTGTAGGATTCATGTTTTTTGTAGAAGCCACAGGAATAGTTGTTGCGGCAGCCGAAATACCAGATGTTAAAGTGGTGGTTATTCCGTTAGCGTTTCCATCAGAAGGTGACCTAAATAACGTATATTCGTTTTGACCAGACGCAAGTGTAATTGCAGTTCTTGCTACTTCCCAAAAATGCAAACCTCTATTGTCCCATTCTTGAAACATTATATTTAAAGAACGTCTAGCTGATCTTAGATCATTACCAGAATAATCAAAGAATCCTAATCTTTCAAAAGACTCAGTTATAATATCGTCGATCGAGAGAAATTTCTCGAATGTACTTGTGCCTGAAAAAGCCACGTAAACCTCCTACGAGTTGTTTCCGCCACTATGAAACACAGTGATAGCTGTAATCTGTTCTGTAGTAAAAGCAGTATTTACATTAGTCTTAAATAAAATTGGTACAGGAAAATTAACTGTCATGTCATGAACATGACCAGCCTTGTTTAATTTTACTTTAGACGTTGAGCCATCTTTAATATCTAAAACTCCAGCAGTTGCAGGACCAGATATATGCACTCCGTACACTCTAGTTCTACCAGTCTGAAGAGTCTTAGTCTCTGTAGTTACGTTAGTCGCCACTCCATCTTGTGATGATCCAAATGTTGTCATTTTTTCTCCTTAAAATTTTATGTGGGCCCGAAGGCCCACAAAATTATTTATTACGCGTCTGCGAATGGTGTTTCAATTGTACTTGAACCGATCATTAAAGAATCATGAACAAGATAAGCGTTAGTGTCGATAGCAGTGACTTTAACCACTGAACCAACAGCACCACCTTTTGTAGTACCATTAAACGTCATAACATCGTTTGATGAACCATTAGGCACAAATGCTTTTTTAGCTCCATCGTTAACACCAATTAAAATAGCACCTGTGAATAAATCACCTGCACCTGTTGTTTTGATATCAACATCAGTAGCTGCTGTTTCAAAAAAGAAATAGAAACTTGCACCAATGTTATTTAAGTTGTTTGGATCGCTACCTGGACCTGCAACAGCAGAGTCTGCAGTCGTGTTGATAGCAGGTAAAGTAAACTTACCATCAGCATCGTTTAAAAGCAGAATTCTACCAGCATGTTCTTGCACAGTTAAATTTGTGTCTGCAGATAGTGATTTAGTCATTCCTGGTCCTATATTGATAAAACCGTTTTTCGATCTTACCGGACCATCAAATGTAGTATTTGCCATAATTGTATCCTCCTAATTTACGTTCATGTAGTCTTTAGGCCGTCGACTATACGCGTCTACACGAACTTATATGTATAGTGATTATTTTATATACTAGATTTTAGTAGAGTGCAAGAGAGCCTGTAATGTGGAGTGGTTTTTTTCCAACGATGTAGCTTTTTATTAAGTAGCTACAGAAACTTGTGGAGCAGCCTCTTCTATTTTATTAGCTAGATGCTCTTTTTGAGCTTCTGCCATTTTAATATGACTTAAAACTTCTCGAACTTGTCGGTCTATCTTAACCATATTGAGAGTATATCTACCCTCCTTAAGATGCTCTTGCTCCCACTGAAGATCCAGACCTCTCTTCTGCTTGTAGAGGTCGTTTAAGTGTTGCATCATCTTCTCCATTGATAACCTCCTCATAGGTTATTCTATTAATCTTGTCACTATAAGAGTTTCCAAGATTTTCCCAAACTATACTTTTTTCTCCCAACTTGTCAAGTATAGCTTTTTCTAGTGAGGCTGGGTTATCTTCACACTCAACAATAAATTTAGCGTGATGTTCATAAGCCCAGATATTTACTAGAATTTTAGTCATTATTCTTTCTATCTTTAAAATGAGGCGGGATTGTGGCCCGCCTCAAATTTTTTAAGTATTACGCACCTTCAACACCAAAGATACCTCTGTAGTCAGATACACCAAATCTGTATCTTTCTCTAGCTTTGTATCTTACGTTTCCAGTATCGAAATCACCTTCCATCGCTGTTCTGATTGGAGTTCTTTCGAAATACTTCATACCGTTAGGCACATCAGTGATAATGTAGAACGCATCCGTGTCAGTTAAAAAGTTATTAACTCTGTAACCTTGTGGAATCATTCCCATTGACGCAATTGCGTTAATGTCATTATCAGCAGTTGACGTTCTACCTTGAGACTTCATAAGTCTTTCAGCAGTGAATTGAAGTTCACTTGGAACGATCATTTTAACACCTCTTGCAGCAATTTTTAGACCTCTTTCGTCTGTCATTGCAGCAATATCGATTAATGATTGCTCTAATGAAGTTTCATTCAAGTCAGCTTGTACCGCTAACGTGTTTGATACAGTGCCCGCGATTGTTGGGTGAGCAGTGTTAAATAAAGAAACACCGTCTCCAGAATCAAAATTATCCGTAGTTGGTAAACCTTGGATAAGCGGATCTACTGCTTTGATTTGTTTAGTATTCGCCATGGATCTAGCTAATGCTTTTGTATATCTAGACGCAAGTCTGTCATACAAGTTGTCCTCGATCGCTTCTTCAGTGATCGCGAACGCAAGCGCAACAGTTTCCATAGTGTATCTAGCTGTGTAAGTCTCTTGAGCATTGTCAAAAGTTACTCCAGAACCTTCTGGTTTAACTGCAGCATTTGCAAAACCAGATAACATAACTTCTTCTTCAAACGCCCTGTCTGAAGTTTCTGTTACGTATATCTCAGCATGCTGATTCTCATAACGTTTGTATTCCAGTCCGAATAGTGCATTCAGGCCTGGTTCTAGTTCTTTAACTAGTTGTCCTCGTGATATAGCCATGTTTTTTCTCCTATTCTAACTATTATATACCGTTATTTTTAGCGTTATACAGGTGCTCATTGATCATAACAACAAAGTTCAAATTAGCAGCGCCAATTGTATTGTTCTCTACATCAGTTGAGATACCTGTTACTTTTAATTGAGCCGTACCAGT